AGCTTGATTAATTGTGTCTTGTAACTCTTGTTGTCGAAATTTATACGACTTAGACGATGGGTCATTATAGGCTTCCCAAGGGTCAAACTCATCTTTAGATAATTCAACACGCTCAGGTTGAGTTGGTTGACCACCTTGAACCATTCCTGAGATAGTTTGAACTATATCTGGTCGTGATTCCAACATTTTACCAACTTGTTCGTATTGTTTTAGCTTTTCGTTTTCAGCCTGTAGTTTATCTTTTTCTGATTGAAAATACTTAGCTTGAGATTCCCAATCATTATTAGATTCTTGCTGTTGAGTTGCTTCATCTTGCCCTACATTATCAGTAACTTGACCTTCTTCAAGATTGTTATTTTCTAATGCGTTATCCATTTTACTCTCCTTTTCTTTGCAATCTCTCTTGCTTTTCTTGAGCTTGGCCACGTAAACGTAACTTCTCAGCTTCGAGTTTAACTGCGTTTTCAAGTTTTCCAACTGCTAAACTATTAGCAGACTTGGATTGTGATTCTTGTGATTTAAGCTCGGCTTTAAATTTCTCAACTTCAGTACGCTTTCTAGCTGAGATTGACTCTCTGTGAGCTGTTTGTAAATCACCTTCTAAATTCTTAATTGCTTCTTGAGCTTGTTGTAATTGCCCTTGTAATTGTTGAACAATATCCATTCTTTGTAAAACTCCTTCTTTATCGAATATATCTGTTTTCATTAAAGCTTCAGTCCTATCTATAAGACCTGCTTGATAAGCTTCCATATATATTGACCATTCACCCCATCTATTTGATGGCATTGTTGAATTTCCAACTATATTAATATCATATTGCCCAATTGTTAAATCGTTTTGCATTTCACTAATTGCTTGAGATTTATCATCATAAAAATTTACCATATATTCACTCATATCATTATTAGGTTGAACTACTCTAAATACTTTTTTATAATCATAATGTTCTTTAGATAAATTATATATAACTTGACCTAATCTTCTTAATGAACCTTCAATATCTCTTAATTTTGATTTACTTCTCCTTTGACCAAAATCTTCAAGCATCATTGTAGCTGAAGATGTTTTTGGAGCAGCATCTGTATTTCCTTGCATCATTTCAAATATACCCATATTTAAATCCATATATTTTTCAACAAGCTGAGGCAATTGCATAACTGAATTAGATAAGGGTTGAGGAGAAGGGAAATGCGGCTCACCAAAAGAAGGGTCATATTCAATAGTTGCATTTGGATTTGCCCAATCTCTTTCAAGTGATTCAATATCATCTACACTCCCTTGTGGTATAAGTAATTTTAAACCCGAAGACGCTTGAGCATG